GTCTTGAGTTGCTTCATCATTCATCTTTTTACGTTCATTTTCCATTGCTCTAAGGTCAACTTCACGTGATTTTAGTTTTAAAAGAGGGTCACTGTCAAATTGTGATGTTATTTGTTTCTCCTCTTTCATAAATTCTTCAGTCATTTCAGCAATTAACACTGCTTTTCTTGCTTCTAAAGCTTGAGTCATCTGTTGAAGTTGTTGTTGAGCTTGTGGATTCATAGCTGCTTGTTGTTGTAGCATTTGCATTTGCATCATTTGCTCTCTAAACTCTAATTGAACTTGTTCTTGAGCCATTAAACTTATGTGTTCAAGTATATTTTTTTGTATTGCAGCCATAATCATTGGATTATTTCTAACCATGTTAGTTGACATAAAATTTAAGTGTGCAGTTATGTGTGCTCTGTGATCTTGACCTGGAAAAGCTTGAAAAGGTTTACCTGTCATTGCCATAATGTGTTCCATACTTGGGTCCATTGGTGCACTTGGTGCAGGTGCTGGCAATACTGCGTCTACATTTTTAACACCTATTGCTTCATACATGTTTCTATATACTTGATACATGTTATGTAACTGTGGATTAGATGTTGCTATCTGTAATTGCGTTTGTGCAAGTGTAATTCTCTGTGACATAGAAAATATATTTGGATCTGCAACTGGTACAATGTCAACTCTATCATCAAAATCTGTTTGTTTAATATTTCTTGCTCCACCGACAACATCGTACGGATATTCTGGTGGTAAATATTGTGCAACAACTTTTGCAAGTAATTTAAATTCTGATTTCATCGCTGCATAACATCTTTTATGAATCGCTGACATGACTCGTGAGCCTCTCTCAAGAAGAGCGATTGTAGTTCCAACTGCAGCTTGTTGATTACTATCTCCCACTTGCATATCAGCGATCGCTGCAAATCTTTGTCCTGCTTGTACAACAATACCTAATAAGTTTAATAATGTTTGTGATGGTTCTTTGTATGGTAATGGAAAGAAAGCATCTCTTAAACTACCGCCTGGTGCATCAACGTCTTTAAATTCACCTGGTTGTATTGGAGCTGCTTCATCTCTAACTCTTACACCTCTTTGTTTAAATCCTGCTGGTAAATTAGATAGTGTCCCTGCGTCTAATAATTGACGGAGAGCCGCCGTTGCCGTACGGCTCAATCCGCCAATCATATGAATGAGTCCAAAGCCATAAAATCCTAGTCCTGGCAGAAATTTGAAGTGGACAAAGTATTGGATCTTACTTTTCTTTAGATCATTGGGCGCAAAGTTCCTTCTAATAGAAAGAACTTTTCTATTACCTTCTTCAACAGTTACGATGTAAGGCAATTTTATTCCAGTTGGTAATCCGTCTGCACCAACTTCTTCAAAACCTTCTAAGTCTAAATTAACATGACACTCTAACAAAGTATAGACTGGTTCATTCTTTCCAGTTTTTTTTGTGCCTTCTAATTCACGTTCTTTTTTATCTAATTCATTTTTTTCAACATTACCTGGTGTTCCTAATTCTATATCTCTATAGAAACCATTAACTTGTTGTTTTCTTAATTCGTTTTCAGAAATTTTAATTACATGAATAACCGATTCCGCATCGTCTAATGAGGTAGCCGTATACGGAACGATTAATTCATCCGCTGGTACAAACTTAGAAACTGCTCTTCCCATGTTTGTATCATAATAAACTTTTTTAAATGTAGATCCTGCAAGTGGTAAATGAAATAACATTGAGTCAAACTCAGCTTCATATTCTTGCATCTGATCCATAATTAAATAGTTCATAAAGTCTTTAACACGATTTGCTTGTTGTTCTGTTGCAGGGTTTTTAATACCTATAATTTGTGTTCTTACAGGTCCATCTCCCGGTAATAATTCTTTGTAAGCTTGTGCTTGAAATTGTGTTACAGCTTCTGCCATAACAGGGTGTGTTGCACCTGATGCTCCTTGAAATGGTTCTGTTCTGTTTTCGTATTTAAATCCTAAAAGATCTAAACCTTG